CCGTATTTCTCCACAGCGAAACGCATCTTTAGCTCCGCTTCCGTCATGCCCGACAAAAAGCCGGCCCCGTCGAAATCAAGCCCCATATTCTCACTTCCTCTCAAGCGAAAAATCAAAGTATACATTCAAGGTATTGCCCAGATCAACGATCTTGTACCGTGTACCACTTAAAACAAAAAAATCTCCTTCCTGAACGAGGAGACTATTATCGTCGATAATGGCCATAAACTTTTCCTGCTGCTTGCTTTTTACGGATCCGCTATCTGAAAGGTTTAAGGTTATAAAGCTGTTCCGGCCTTTGTAATACTGGCCGGTCAGCTTTACAACGAACGTTTCGCCCACCGGCTCCTTTAAATCGTTCCGTGCCTCCCGGTACACTTCGATATCGTTCGGCAGCTTATTGATCGCCTTGGACACCTTTTGCTTTAGCGCGTTAACGTTTATCGGCAAGATAATCACCCCTCCCGATATTTCCGCCGGCGTTTCCCCGGTAACGCTTCGCAAGACTCAGCCAATACTTCCTGTTATTTGGTACGGTCAGCCCGGAAGGCAAAGCAATGGAATCATCCTCCGCCTTACGCAGCAGGGCCTCAAAGCTGGCCTTCCTCACATCATATCCGCAGCCCTCAAGGATATCGAAAAGCTCCTCGTCTTCGAAAAACGGGGAGCTTGATTCCCTGATATTATTCTTCAGACGGCAAAGGGCTTTCTCTTTCTGACCCGATGTCATTATCGCACCTCCTGACCTGCTTCCGCGTCAACCGTCAGCCGACAGAGCCTCAATCAGGGCCTCCCTCGGCATTTGGGAATAGCCGGGTATACCTTTTTCTTTCGCCAAGGCTTTAAGCTTCGTCTGGCTCAGTTCCCGCAAAGGAGTATCCCTTACAGTCATTGCGGCCTCGACCCCCCCCGTCATTGCGGGCTTGACCCGCAATCCCCCCTCATATTCATCCACCGGCAAAAATCCAATATCCTTATACGCCTGCTCATACTCCTTTTTCTGAAGGAGCAGAGTAGTCTCGCCGTTAGTTACCTCAATCATACCCCGCTCTTCCTCCTCCTTTTTCACCTCATCCATCGGCAGAAAGCCCATGTCCTTGTATATAGCCTTATAGGCTCCCTTGGAAACATTTATTATTTTGGCGCCGTTTGTATAACGCATTAACAACCCCTCCCTTACACAACGTCGGCGATGAATATCTCATCAATCCGTTCAAAAGAAGGCAGTGTAATCATGGTTGCCTTGGTTTCCACGTTGACCGGATCTTCCTTTTTCATGGTCGTAATGGCTACGCCGGTATCTACAATGGACACGCTGGCGCTGCTTCCGCTCATAAGGTCGCTTTCCTCCGGCGTAGTACCAAAATAGGTATTGCCGAGGCCGCCTTCAGGAATCAGGGTAACGGTATCATCAGGATAGAAGTCTTTTTGAGCTCCGGCCTCATCCATGAATTTCTTGTTATAGACCTGCACCTTAAGGCCAATCTTGGACACAAGATACTGATCCAGCATTGAGTCGGTCAGAATAATGTTCTGTCCGCTTAAAACATTCATATCCATCTTAATGGACTTGTTTCGCAGCAGATAGCTCCAGGTCTTTCTCCTCATGATGGCCCGTGTGGGACGAACACCGGTATTGTCCTCCACGGTATCCATCCAATTCTGAAGGTCTACCAGAGGCACGGCGTTAACAGTGTCGCTCCAGGGCGTTAGAGCGGTACCCTTATGCTCGCTCTTCATCTGGTAATCGTAGTCCAAAGGCGCGCCGTTGGCAGTTATGGCAATCATTCCCGTGGACAGCACCTGCATCCGCATTCTTTCAGCCTGCGCCTGAGCGCCCTCCACAAGTGTCAGCTTATCGTCAAAAATCTTGTTGATGATAACATCAATATAAGCCTGATTACCGGAAGCAATAACCTTGTTAAGCTCCTGCCTGTCAGCCTCCTTGATAAGCATAGCCTCCTTGAAAAAAGGCATTTCCGTCCTAATCTCACTAAAACCGACGCGGTCCCTCAGTACGGCGCGGCTGTCAAAAGCAGCGGGCTTAAGCACGACCGGCAGCCCCTTGGAGCCTTTGATCCATTTCAGGTCCAGTCCAAGCTGCTTCCTGGGCGGGAAAAGCACCTGGCCAAGATAAGGGATCTTATTGCTGGCCAGTGTGTTGTAGTAAGTTGCTATCTCCTTCGCGGTTACAATGTCAAAAATAGTAGGCATAATTAATTCTCCTCTCTTAATTCATAAACTTGATCAGGCTCAACGCAGTCTTAGCCTCTGCGGCAGGCGCTTCCGGCAGCTTCGTCAGGTCGATAAAGCCGTGGATTACCATAGCTCCGGCAGCCGGGCCGTAAGTTACGTCTACGCTGTTCAGCAGCACACCCTCCGCGCCAGAGCCGTTGGTTTTCACAACCGGCTCGCCGCGATTCTCAAGAACGGGCCGTGCCTTACCTGCGATGATCGTTCCGGCAGGGACCACCTTCTTGCCGTTTACCACAGCGATCCCCTCATCCGATACGATGACGGATGTGGAAACGAAGTCGTTAAACTTCAAAATTTCCTTGTTGGCAGAATAATGCTTTACTTCAAATTTGCTCATTTTTCACATCTCCTTTTTTAATTAAAAATATGGATTCTCAGGTTCAGCCCCGGCGGACTTACTTGCCTCCGCCAAACGCTTGCCAATGCCATCGTCGCCTTGCTGGTTAGAATCACGCCTCCCGAAGTTACCCTCGCTTCCGGTACCGCCGCCTCCGCTGTTGTCGTCAAACATATAAGCGTCACTTTTCCGGATAGCTTTGATTTGCTCGTCCAGTCCGGTGACGCTCCCATCGTCATTCAGCTTCAGGTTATCCTGTTTAAGCAGGGCCCTTACAGCCTGCGCGTTTTTTGCCTTGGCGGCGCTTAGGGCCCTTTCCAGCGCATGGTCAAATCGCAAGGCTTCAAGCTGCTTCCGCGCCGTATCCTTATCGGTCTGTATGCTCTGCTGAAAGCTGTTGATCTGCTCCTCCAGCGTGCTGCCCTTGGCATCCTTAACTAGAGCCTTTACCAGATTTTCAACACCGCCGAGCTGAGTCTCTAGGGCGGTCTTTGCCGCCTCAAGCGTCGTATGATCAGCCTTCTGCACATAACCTTTCAACCCCTCCGTCCATGTTTGAGCCACTTTTTCGGCTTGCTCTTCCGGTATTCCCAGGGCTATAAGTTCTTCCTTGGTCAATATAATCATCTCCTTATTTAAAAGAACAAAACGCGCTGTGCGCGTATTTGTTATCCATGATTTGTCTAGGAAATTGCTTCCGCATGCGTTTCGCCGCGCTTCTGGGCGAAACGCTGGAATCAAAGCAATTTCCTATGACAGAACAAAACGCGCTGCGCGCGTATTTGTTTTCCGTGATTAGTCTAGGAAATTGCTTCCGCATGCGTTTCGCCGCGCTTCTGGGCGAAACGCTGGAATCAAAGCAATTTCCTATGACATAAAAAAAAAGACACCGTTAAGCGTCTTTGTAAGCAATACGGCATCTTTCAAAATTATGACCATTTTTATATTTAGGCAACTTCGGTCTTTTATTTTTAACTGTTAACCTTAAACTATTTGGCTTGTATCTGTTAGTAATTCGCCCTATTCAGAATGCAATTGGTTTTTTAACCAAACCGATCTCGTATGGCATGTTAATACCCTCTGCTTTTGCCCTCTCATGAATATCAATATGCTCTTCTATTTCATCCTCAGTATAGCCAAACTCTTTCATTTTCTCAATAAACTGCTCCTTGGTCAAAATAGCCCCCTCCGTTTCGCTGCTTCCTTCACCTTGGCCTTATATGCAATAGCCTCCGGGCTGTCAGGAACGAACTTGATATTGTACTCCCTTTCGATTGCTTCACCGATCACTCTGGCAACTTCTCTTGGCATGGGGCTGTTGCAGTATTCAGCCCAGCCTTCCGCAATCATCTCACTGTACTGATCGGGATTATCGTTGTTCCAGGCATATTCTGATATAGCAGAGGTTAATTCCGACCTCGATCTGCTGTCAAACAGTATTCGTATTTCTGGCATTTTCTCAATCTGAAGCAAATCATCAAGAACATGACCAACTTCATGGTCCAGAACATAGTGTATAGTATCACAATATTCCGGATGAAACTTTGACTTCTCATCTCTTTGCAGCGCGGATACAAAATTAGCGGAATCCTTGCCCCAATCCCTATTTACTGTAATCCCTTTAAAACGGCTGAACGGCTCATCAACCGACGACCAAGTTGCAGCAAAGGTATCCTTACTGACAGCCATACTTCTCATAGCAGCTTTTGTCTTTGCATCAGCATATGGCTCAAGCGCGCTTACAGGCAAATTGGGATTGATTTTCGTATACTCATCAATGTAATATTGCCTCAGCACAGGCTTTAGCGCCTTGTTCCTCTCGTGGCACTCTCCAACAAAGCCAAAATTCTTCTTTAGCTCCGGGAAACGTTCAAAACTGTCCTTTAAGCCTTCATTCCAAGCATTTGCCGTTTCAAGGTCTACACCTTTGTAATTGACAGTTGGGACGCCCAGCGTAGTCCTTGCGTACTCTTCAGCCTCCTTAATTGATCGAGCAGGAGTAAAACCTTGCTCTTTAATTATACCATTATCGCCGGTTTTATCAATCTTTTTCTGCTTCTCAAACCACCTATCCAGCTTAGGATTATCCCCGCCATCCGCCCAGTCCCTCAACTCTCGCGCAATCTCATCCATACTCTTAGCAAAGCACGGCGCCATCGTACACATACCGTTGGGGTGATCCAGAGGAACATTACCTGCAGGGTACACCCCCGGCCCCAGCCCATAGTAATCAGCTTCAGCCCTTTCCTGGCACAGCTCGCATATACTGTCATGGTCGTTGGAGTTCATCCACCTGATCCCGGATATAAACGGATTATCCTTACAACCTCTCACCGTAGCCAGCTGATACGAGTGAGTAATACTGGTCCGGGCCAGCCGCTGGGTCTCATAGCTGCATTTCTTACTCCGCAGGTTAGGGTAGCAGTTCCCCCAATCAAAATCAGTCCGGGAATCCTCCTTAACGTACTTTTCCAAATCCTCAGCGAGATTTACGGCTGACTTCTTGGCCCCTAAAGCCGTATCAATGATGTAGCCTATATCCTTATCAAATTCCTTGGAATCGCGCCATATTCGTTTCGAAAGCCCTCGGCCGTCTTTGTATATGTCTCCGGACAAAAGCTCGTTCAGGGCCTGCTGAGGCACTCCTGAGAGCACCCTCCGGAAGGTCTCATCCATATTAAGAGAGTAGGCTTTATTAAGCTCGTCAAAGAGGCTCATCTGGATATAGACACCATTTTCAGCGGCTTTCTTCATGCAGCCGGAAATGATATCATATTGCTCGGACCGCATGGCGCTTAACGTTGCCTCTATAGACTTCTTGTAGTCGGTCGCCCAGCGTCTGGTCAGAGATTTCGGCCCCACGCCCTCCGCTTTTTCCGCAAGCTCCTTGGCCGCGTCCCTATATGAACTCTCAAGCCGTTTCTTGGCCTCACGGGTGATCGTTATCTGCTTGGCTCGCGAGGAGTCCACCAAATCCAGATAGTGGATACCGCCTATAGTGAAATCGCCTTTTCTGCCTATTATGCTCATAGGCAATCACCGGCGCCATCGCGTTGAAGCGCCCTGCCCGGCAGTTGCGGCATATCCATCATTCTACTCAAATGCCGTCACCGGAGCCGCATAGCTTTCTTCCAGCATCTCTCTTTCCAGCCGCATCTGCTTAAGCTCGGAATCGGCGTAGTCCTCTTTAACTTCGGTGTTCCATTTATTGATATACGATTTCCGGCTCATGGTCTGAGTGTTGACGGCTTGCATATCGCAGGACTTTTCCTCCAGCTCGTCATCAAACAGAGGGTAAATATTCTCCACAGATACGGTAAAATCATCGGTATTGGGCGCGTCCCCTACGCCATAGACCTGAGCCATACGTATAACCGACCGTCCAAGCCATTCAAGAGCCGGCCGCCACGTTGCGTATTTCTCCTCGCACCGGGTGATCATCTGCCAGTAAAGAGCCTTCATAGACTTACCGCTGGTAATAAAGCCCCTCAGCTCCTCCGGAGATACGTTAGGGATGTTAAGAAGCTCATGCATCTCGTTTTTCAGCCTCCTAAGCGTATGCTCCAGCCGGGCGTCATAGCTAAAGCTTGATTCCAGCTTATACATTTGCGCCTGGCCATCGTCTACTGTTTCGTCAGTTTGCAAGTCTATCAAAGCCGCCGGTGATATCTTTATTTTCTCCAGGCTCTCCCTATTAGCGTTTACTGCCACGGTCTGCGGAAACATGTTAAATTTCAGAGCGTCTATATCATCGCTGGAAAGCCGGTTAAAAGCCTCCTGGTTATACAGCAGCTCCTCAACGTCGCTTTCGCCCTTTAGATCACCTGAGAGGCCGTCATTGATAATGACCTTGGCCGGGATGAAATCCAGCCCGGTATCAAAGCTCTCGTACCGTTTTTCCACCAACTCCCCATAACCGTTATAAACGCCCTCGTCCATGCGGCATATACCATTTTCCAGCCAAAACTTTTGCTTCCAGACGCGCTGATACCTCTTATCCTCCTTATCGTTGATGGCATAAAAAAAGACGATGCTTTTCAGCTCGTCTACCTGGTCGTCTATCGGCTCGTATACAAAACCCATCGACGGTACAAAGTTTATTTTCAGTGGTCTGTCTTTTCCTCCTATGATTTTCATAGCCACCCGCTTGCCAATAAAACAATCCCGCGCGCCCTTGATGATCTTTTCGGAAAAGTGATTTTTCTTTAAGGTTTCATTCAGAAAAGTATTTAAGCCGGCAGCCGCGTCCTCGTTCTTGGATGCCACCTTGAACTCCGGAGTCTTTCCGAAAAGGAAACGGGCCTCCTCCTTAATGAGCTTCTTGATATAGTTGGTCTTCTTTTTCGTCGGCTGGTAGTCCAGGTTTCCCGGAGTCTCCCAGTCCTGCCCCTTGCCGTCGTAGATATCGTACAGCTTGATCATTTTGCATACATCCCGCAGCACGTCCTCGCCGTAAATGCCGGCCAATTCGTGCTTTATCAGGTCCATATAGCTGATCATTGGCGCGCCCCCTTTCCTGAATAATTTTTGCGGTCCTTGAGGTCAGCAACCTCGTAGCCGTCAAGAGCATACCAGACGGCGCTGAAGGTATGCGGATCAATATTAAACTCGTCATAAATGATATTATCGTTTTTATCCTTGGCGTAAGTCAGATGCTTAAGCTCCCGAATAGCGTTGGGACAATTTTCCGAGCACACTATCTTTCTAAAGCGCTTAAGCTTCCTTGTGTTCGCCAGCCTGCTGCCCTGGAATTTCTTCGCGCCGGTCATTCGGATGCCCTGCTGGTTGTAGTACTTGATGGTTTTAGGCTCCGCGCTGTCGGCCCGGATAAGCTCTTTTGTCTTTTCGAACTCACGCAGCTCCCTTACAGTCTCATCGTCGGTCATATGGTTTTTATAGTACTCCCAGTAGATGTAAAGGATCTTCTCCTTTTCATCCACAGCCACTCTGACCGCCGCATTAAATGATTCCTCAAAGCCGAAGTCCATACCCACACGCTTAAGCGTACACCGTCGGACGGCCTCCAGCACCTGCTCATGGGGCGCGGTACTAAACTGCGGCAACACCTTTTTACCGTTATATCCAAACCGGCCCATCCGGGCAACCCGGTAAAGGTCAGGATCGAAGGTCTCCATCTCGTCCAGCTGTTCAATGTAGCTGTGGGGCAGGAAATAATTATCGTCGGCAACCGAGTGATGGTAATAGGTTGACGCCGTTAGAATTTCGCGTTTTATGTACAGCTCGTTATCGTCCAGCGTCAGGACATCGTTTTCCTCATCCTCAAAAAAGTGGCGGTAACACCAGTTATCTTTGCCCACCGGATTGGTTGAGAGCAAAAAATGCAACGGCAGGTTAGGATGGCGGAGCCTCCCCAGGAGCTCCTTGAATCCGGCGTACTTTAACTCCGAACACTCCTCGATCCACAGGATAGTCACGTTGTTGATAGACTTGAGCTTGGCCGGCTTATCCATGCCCTTAAAAATGATTTTGGAGCCGTTACACAAGCGTATTTGCATCGGTGATACGGTAACCTTCACGCAGTGCTCTAACTCCAAATCCTCAATGATCTCCTGCAGCAGCGAGTAACAGCTGTCTCGTATGGTATCAAATACATCGCGGATCACTAAGGCCGTTCGCTTTTCTTTCAGCAGCTTCAGTATGAGCTTTAACGCGATGTGATAGCTCTTTCCCGAGCCATATCCTCCGACCAGAAAGTAAAACTTATGATCCCAGTCAAATAAAAAATCCTCAAAATGAGTGCTTATATCTTTCTCCACGCATTCCACGTCCTTAATACTTTTCGCAAAACAGATGATTTACGAAATTTCTCATAACGGCTAAACCTAGCATTTAAGCCATTCTCGAAATTAAGAGCTTATAACGACCTGGCTGGAAGGTTGGTTTTTGTATGACTTGCATAAAATTCGGCGACACTGAGTTAGTTTTTTGCAGCTCTTTTTATTGTGATCTCAATCGGTTTATCCTTATCGTCACCAGCTTCAGCCTTCTGTTTCTCCAGCGCCAAGCGGGCGTTATCATAATCGATCTTGTGCTTGTCCAGAGGATTAGTCAGGAAGTATTTGTCCAACCAATCCATAGCTTTCTGCTGATCCAAAAGCTTGATGGACACGCCGTCTTTGCCTTGCTTTATCTGTGAGACAAGGCTGCCATCTACAGCGCCGCTGTCCTTTAGCTTAACTACGTTGACCTCCTTTACTAGAGGAACGTCCTTGCCGGTCTCCTCGTCTTTTACAACTATCGGCCCGAACATGTTCATAACCGGCTGCTTTTCCCGGCCCCACTCAGCAAAATCAGACATATCAGCAAAGGCGATTTTCAAATAGCGTTCGACCAGATCCTCCTGAGAAGCAAGAATACTCTGGGCCTTAACAGCCTTTAAACGCTGGATTTCGGCTCGAATGTGGGTTTTTGTCAGCAAATCATAGCCTATCCATCTCGCGCTGTTCGTCGAATAGCCAGCATTGATTGCTGCCTGGGTAGCATTGAAGTTTTTCAAGTAACAAAGGCAAAATAGCTTCTCCTTTTCGGTTAATCTGTCATTTTCTTCAATGGTCTCAATAAGAACCTGATCGATGTTAGTATCCGCAACCTGTTTCGGTTGCAACTTTTTCTTGGCCGCAACTTTTTTGGCCGCGGTCGCAACCTTTTCCCCTGCGGCCTTGTTCCAATACCGAGAGGCCCAGGTCTTTACGGCAGATAAGGACACGCCGTACTTCTCCGCGATATCCTTATATTTCATACCGGCTTTGTAAGCTTCATATGCTAAATCCCTGACATTATCCATCACCTCACCACGCTTCTAAAGTAATAAAAAAGAGCCTCACGGCTCGCATAAATAAAAAATCATATTGTATATTGACAAGCACGTTATAACGTGCTATTATTTAAACATAGAAAGGAGTTGAAAGTTTATGTTCAAGATAATACTTCGTCAAGCGCCTTTACTTGTTTTGTGTGCCCTGACTCTAATTGATACGGACTTCAACAACCTTACAGGGCTTGACTATTGTGTGTTTATTGCAATGGCCTTGGCAGTGCTATCAAGTACAGTGTGGGAGGTGCGCTATGCAACTAAAAAAAATTAGGATTGATAAAGGCTTATCCGTCCCACAACTGGTTGAGCTATCCGGCGTACCGCGCCGTACGATACAGGATATTGAAAAGCGCGATGACTGTATGGTATCTACAGCTATACGCTTAGCGGATGCCCTGGGCGTTACACTGGATAAATTGTGCAGAAAACCAGAGTCTGATTGAGACTCTGGTTTGTTTTTTAATTATCTGCAAATGAAAAATAATTCTAATAAGGGCGTTGATATCCACGCATATGCGTGGTATTATATATACATAGCAGGAAAACAACTCCCCGCTAAATAACCTAAAGGAGTAAACAAAAAGCTATGAAAAAAACTTCCATCGCGCTGTTAGCCATTACACTTGTAAATGTATTAAACCTGATAAGATACGGCTTTGATTGGGCTACCTCGGCAGCCGTTGCTCTTGCGCTCATCTGCATAGCTCTTGACGTTAAAGAGAGGTGGTTCATGCAATGAATTTAAAAGCCATCCGCAATCAGCAGGGCATCAGTGCGGCCAAATTATCAGGTTTATCCGGCGTTCCGATTCGTACTATCGAAGATATAGAACACCGGGATGATTGCAGAGTATCCACAGCTATACGCTTAGCGGATGCCCTCTGTGTTACGCTGGATAAGCTGTGCAGAAAACCGGAATCTGAATAAAAAAACATTTCAAAAGGTATTGACATTTACACGATATCGTGGTATTATTTAAACATAGCAGGGAACACCTGCTAAATACCTAAGAAAGGAGGATTAACTTGCCCGAATATCTTTCTGTTACTGAATTTGCAAAGCTTCATAGCATGGATACCGGCACGGTTCGCAGACTAATCGCGGCCGGCCGGATCTCTGCCATTAAGATTGGCAACCAATGGGCTATACCTTCCGATACCTCTAAGCCTGAAGACAGGCGTGTAAAGTCAGGCAAGTATAGGGATTGGCGGAAACAAAAACCGGAGTCAGATTAAGGCTCCGGTTTTTTGTTGCTTCGGCTGTTCATACACCGATTCGGCGCTTTGCTGTTTTCAACATAAAGCCGGGTCCTGAAGTAGTCCGACGCTACACGATACCCAATGGTATCCCTCTCCGCTCCGCCCCTCGCGCTGGTTTTGGCATATAAAAAGCCCCGGCTGAATATGCCGGAGCTTCCGCTTACAATTTTTCACGCTATCATATTAACACGGGTAGTATTTCATTGCAATTGCAGCTTTTTTGCAAGTGGCTTCAAGCGGGTTTTTATGGGGCTTTCAAGGGTTTTTTATGGGATTTTTGTGCTATTTTAACGCGCTGTCAAAAGCCCATCGACGCCAAAGAGTAAAACACTTAGCTCTCTCAGCATGTCGTTTTCCCAGCGCCAAACCGTAGACGTAACACAGTTGTATCGTTCGGCTAGGTCGTCATATGTATCGCCGGTTATGTAGACTCCGACCAGAATATTGTACTTGTCGGATTCTGATTTTCCGCGCGCGGCGCTGTTTCGTTTTAACATATCAAGCGCCATGTCGATATGCTGTAACATGATCGCTGTACGTATCTTAGATTTAAGTATTGACTGTATATAGGGTTCATCAAAGTCCATATTGAACTCGAAGCCCTCAACATCCTCTTTTAGCTCATAAACCGCATTCTTTGAGTGCTGCTTTAAAGTGCTATAGTTTTTCATTAAAAGCTTGGTGTTGTGATAGGCCTTACTTTTCTTTCTGCCCTGCTGCTCTATGTACTCGGCAATGGTCTCCCGTATTAGCTTTTTATTGTTTTCCTCTCGTTTTGTCAAGCTTTCGCCCCTCCTAAGAATATTTTTGCGTCAGTCATGGTATGGCTTATTTACACGTCATTTTTCTCCTTCTTGATATGGGTTTTTCGTTGCCGGTACTGCCGGCTTGTTATACAACCGTCTGGCAATATTCAAAACTCGGTTACACATATCCCATTTTTCATAGGGGACCATTTTGCTCGTGCTGGTTCTTTTATTTAATTTATTGTCCATTTATTTGACTCCTTTGTATTTCTCAATTCTTGTTTTCAACGCTTGCATAAGCGCCTCTTGGGTATCGGCTTTTCGATCCAGCGTCTCCATGACGTCCTTGTCAACGCCTTCCTGCACTACCAGGTGATGGATGATAACCCTGTCCCTCTGCCCTTGTCGGTGCAGTCGTTTGTTGGCTTGCTGGTACAGCTCCAGCGACCACTCAAGCCCAAACCAGATTATGTGTCGGCCGCCTCGCTGCAGGTTCAGGCCATAGGCGCAGCTGGCGGGATGGGCTAGAAGTATATCAATTGCGCCGTTATTCCAATCAGTCTCGTCAGCGGGGCCTTTGTATATTCGTATACGTAGGCCGGATCTTTCAAGGGCTTCAAGTATTCGCTCTCTGTCGTGCTGGAATCGGTAAAATACTAACGCGGATTGTCCTTGCAGCGCTTCGATAAGCTCCACAAACGCCTCCAGCTTGCAGTTGTGAATCGTCTTAGCCATTCCGTCGGCATCGTATACGGCGCCGTTACACAGCTGTAAAAGCTTTCCGGTCAGGACGCCCGCGCCCTGGGCTGTGATCTCTCCGTCGGGAATTTCTAAAAGCATCTCTTTTTCCAGCTTTTTGTAGGCCTTGGCCGCCGGCGGGTCCAGCGCGACAGGTACCGTGTTATATACGATTTCCGGTAATTCCAGCCAGTCCTCGGCCTTCATGCTAACGGCGATATCCGACAGCTGCCGGTGTATTGAGGACTCGGAATCCTCTTTAAGCGCGTAGGAGAATATTGTTGAGGCGTTGCGTTGGTCCGGGTTGAAATATCTCGACCGGTAACCTGTGATAGTTTTGCCCAGGCGCTTACCTTCGTCCAGAAGGTAGATCTGAGCCCACAGGTCAATCAGGCCTTTCGGTGCAGGGGTACCGGTCAGCTCCACTATGCGCCGGGTCCTTGGAGCCACCAGGCGCATAGCCTTGAATCGCTTCGCTTGGTAGTTTTTGAAGCTGCTGCTTTCATCCAGGACAACCATGTCAAAGGGCCAGTCATTGCGGTAGTAGTCTACCAGCCACACAACGTTTTCCCGGTTGATGATGTATATATCCGCCGGCGTGTTCAGCGCCCGAACGCGTTGCTTGGAGGTGCCCAATACGGTGGATATTCTCAGCATTTGCAGGTGATCCCACTTTTTGGCTTCGTTTTGCCAAGTGGCCTCAGCTACCTTTTTCGGCGCTATTATCAGGACCTTGCGGATTTGCAGCCGGTTATATTTCAAGTCGTTTATGGCTGTTAGTGTGATTATAGTTTTGCCCGGTTAACCCAAGCCCATATCAAGCCAAAGCGCTATGCGCTCGTCGGTAATGAGCCGGCCAACGCTGTAACGCTGGTAATTATGGGCTGTAAATTTCATTCGGCATCACCTCCTCAACGAAGGCCTTTACTTGCGGCCATCCATACAATACACGGACATCGGCGTTACGCTTTTGCATCCGGGTGATCTGATACTGCTGCAGCTTACTAAGTACGCCTCTCTCCGTTTTCAACTCTACAAAGATGGTACGGCCCTCCGTCGTTATTACTATTCTGTCCGGCACACCGGAGTTGCCGGGGGATGTAAATTTATAGCATAGCCCGCCGCGCTCTTTTATTGACTTCACCATGCGGGCCTCAATTTGCTTTTCGGTCATTGGCTATTACCTTCTTCGCTTTTTGGGATAAGCCAATATTGCTCCTCGTCAATGCGAATTGATGGAATTTTTAGCTGCCTCCGTGCCTCTTTCACCTCGCGCTTACGGATGCCCTGG